CTACCTATTGTAAATATTGCATTTAGTGGTTCGTTGAAAGGTGGTCTTATCCCAGGTCTTACAGTTGTAGCAGGAGAATCAAAAAGTTTCAAAACTTTGCTCGGCTTATACTGTATGAAGGCTTATTTGAAAAAGTACCCGAAAGGTGTTGCTTTGTTATACGATTCTGAATATGGTATTACACCAGAGTATTTAGAATCTTTTGATATTGATACTAGTAGAGTACTTCATATTCCGATTGAAGATGTTGAACAATTAAAGTTTGATATTGTTGGTCGTTTAGACGAAGTATCTAAAGGTGACAACATAATGGTAATGATTGATTCAATTGGTAACCTTGCTTCAAAGAAAGAAGTTGAGGATGCATTGAATGAAAAATCAGTTGCTGATATGTCGAGAGCAAAAGCTCTTAAGTCATTGTTTAGAATTATTACGCCTAGACTAACTACAAAGGACATTCCTTGTATTGCGGTCAACCATACATATAAAGAAATTGGATTATTCCCAAAGAATATTATTTCAGGTGGTACAGGTATTTACTATTCTGCTAATCAGATCTTTATTATATCTAAGGCTCAAGAGAAAGATGGTACTGACCTCGCAGGTTGGAAGTTTACTATCAATATCGAAAAGTCAAGATATGTAAAAGAGAAAGCAAAATTACCGTTTAAGGTATTGTATGATTCAGGTATTCAAAAGAACAGTTCCTTAATGGATCTTGCGATTGAATCCGGTCATATCCAAAAAGCTACACAAGGTTGGTATAATCTAACTGATCTTAGTACTGGTGAAATTATTGAACCGAAACGTAGAGGCAAGGATATTGAAGATGATAATGATTTCTTCAAAGAATTATGTCAAAACGATTCATTCAATACATTCGTAGAACGTAAATATAAACTTCAAAATGTGGAGGGAAACAATGCTCGAGAAGACAATCTTATCGAATCTGATTCTGAATGAGGACTTTTGCCGTAAGGTATTTCCATATTTAAAAGAAGATTACTTCGATGATACTGTTCTTCGTAAAGTATTTGAAACGGCTTCTGAGTACCTTGAAAAGTACAAGGAGCCGCCTTCTCTTGAAGCTTTAAAGATTGCTGTTGATAAACGAAAGGATCTGAACGAAGATACGTATCAAGGTGTACATCAGTTAGTCGACAGTATGTCGGTTGATAAAGATACACAAATAGAATTTTTGATTGATGAAACTGAAAAGTTCTGTCAAGACAAAGATCTATATAATAGTATACGTAAATCAATTCTTATCCTTGATGGCCAGGAGTCAGAAACTGGTAAAGGAGAAATTCCAAAGCTGTTATCCGATTCGTTGGGTATCAGTTTTGATTCTTCTGTTGGTCATGACTTTCTTGAAGACGTTGATGATCGTTATGAACATTATCATCGTAAAGAAGAACGTATCCCTTTTGACATTGACATCTTAAACAAAATTACAAAAGGTGGCATACCTCGTAAATCTATGACTGTTCTGTTGGCAACGACAGGTGGTGGTAAGTCTTTACTTAAATGTCACATGGCAGCAAATCATTTGATGTATGGAAAGAATGTTCTGTATATTACAATGGAAATGGCTGCTGAAGAAATCGGTCGTCGTATTGACGCAAACATTATGGATATTACTCTCGACGAAGTTGCCGAAGTTCCTCGTGATGTATTTGAGAAACGCATAGCCCGATATAAAACAAAGACAACTGGTAAACTTATTGTGAAGGAGTTCCCAACAGGATCTGCTCATAGTGGTCACTTCCGACATTTGCTGAATGAACTTCAACTGAAAAAGAATTTCAAACCTGATGTTATCTTTCTCGATTACTTGAACATCTGTTCATCTGCTCGAGTTAAAGGTGCTGCAGCTGCAAATAGTTATACCTTAGTCAAATCAATTGCAGAAGAAGTTCGTGGATTGGCAATGGAATATAATTGTGCAGTCGTTACATCTTCTCAATACAACAGAGATGCTTATGGTAATTCTGACGTTGATTTAACAAATACATCTGAGTCAATGGGTATTACTCATACGGCTGACTGTATCTTAGGTCTAGTTAGTTCTGAATATCTTGATGAAATGAATCAGTTGATGATTAAACAATTGAAGAATCGTTGGGGAGACATTAGTTACTATCGTCGATTCTTGGTTGGTATTGAGAGAGCAAAGATGAAGATCTATGAACTTGAAGAATCAGCTCAACAGAACATTAATCTTGATGCTCCTGGAGGTGGCAGTTCCGGGGGAAAGAATCAGAATTATGACGACGGTCCTGTATTTGACAAGACTGACATTGGAATGAGACTGAAAAATCGAAAAGCCGGTGGTAAGAATGTATTTGGAGATGTAGCCTTAACTTAATCTTCTGTATAAATAAACTAAAGTACAATAGAAATTTATATAGGTATTCCATGAAAAGTTTTAATACATTTATGACTGAGGCAAGTTTCTTAAAACCTGACTACGTTGTAGGACATAAAATTGCTTTCAACGGAACAGGGTTTAGAGAATTATCTGCATTAGGTTATAACGCTGGTGATCATTTCGAGATTATATCTCCAGTGTCCAAAGTCGATTATACACATGGCGACGGTGCTGTAGAAAAATACTTAAAAGCTCCTGATGGTAAGGTTATCCATATCAAAGGAGCTACTTCTTTTAAATCAAGTTCCTTTACTCATGTTAAGGCATCAGGCTCTCCACCTAGTGGCGCTGAGTGGGAAGATGTAATTGTTTATGCTTATAATAGGCTTAACAATAAACCAACAGATCCTGAGACAATTAAAGTAGCCGAAAAGTTTAGTAACTATATGGATGTTGCTGATAAGATCGCAAAAAACTTTAACAGTCAATTAAGTGCAAATCAATTAGTTCAAACTGGTAGAGGTATTGGTTCTGTTAGTTTAGGTCCTATATGGAAAGAAGTCGGTGCTAAGAATAAAACACCAAAGACCGATATTGCTTCTTCTGACTTTAAAGAAAAGATATCATTAAAGAAAGAAGGTGGATCTCAACTTGCTTCACCAACGAAAGCAGAAGCTATCGCAATCGTTAAAGCCGCAATGGCAGAGATGGGAGAAGATAGAAAGGTGGCAGCCAAACTTGTAGAGAAGATGGAAACAAATATGACATCTTTAGTATCAAGAACTGCTGCTGGCGAATTACGTAAACAATCAAAGGCTGGTGAAAAGACCGATGCAGTGATTGATTTCCAACAAAAGGATAAGGGTAATAAAGAGTTAACTAAAATGCTCGAATCTCTTATGAATCAAGATACAGCAGTTAATGCTTTATTTAGTAAACATGTTGTTCTTGAAGCAGCAACAGGCAATCATAAGTTTGGAAGTAACACATCTAAAGCTGCAGCTAACCTTTTAGGTAAGTTTAGTTTATCGGGTACGATTGAAGTTCAACCTATTAATAGTATTAAAGATCCAATCATTGTTAAATATGCACAAACTGTTAAACCTGTCGTTTCATTTAAATCAGGTGGCGGTGGAGCTCCTGCTTATTCAGCATTACGTTTAGGTATTAAAGAATCAGAAACATTAAGAGGTATTGTATTATCTGAAATGGAAACACTCGACGGATTAATGTTAACCGAAGACTTCCTATCAGAAGGTCCACTCGATATGTTAAAGAAAGCCGGTGATTGGGCTAAAGATAAAGGTAAGGCGTTTGTAAATAAAGTTAAAACTGCAATTTCCAATGTTCTTGCTAAGATCAGTGCTGTATTTAAAAAGATCGCTGCTATGGGAAAGAAAATGTTTGCCTCTCTAATGAAGTTCCTTGGAGTAGAAATACAAAGCGCAATCGGAATTCCAATGGGAATTTCATTATGATTCGATTTAGTCAATTCATAACAGAAGGTCCAAACGATCCTGCGATATTTAAAGCAATCTTTTTAGCAGGTGGTCCTGGTTCAGGTAAATCTTATATTGTTGGTAAAACAGCATTACCTACTTTAGGTTTTAAGGTTGTAAATTCAGACGATGCGTTTGAAGTGGCAATGACTAAAGCTGGTTTAACAATGGACGGAGATACTATCTTTTCAACACAAGGACAGGAAATCCGAGATAAAGCAAAGAGACTTACTGCTCAGAGAATGCAAGGTTATATTAGAGGTCGTTTAGGATTAGTCATTGATGGTACAGGAAAAGATCCTAGTAAAATTACTAAGCAATTAAATGAATTAAGATCCTTAGGTTACGACGTATCAATGATTTATGTTAATACAGATTTAGATACTGCGGTTGCTCGTAATGACCAAAGACCAAGATCATTACCTATACAACAAGTTACTGCATTGTGGAAAGAAGTACAAAAGAACATCGGAAACTTTCAAAGGACATTTGGTAAAAACTTTATTGTTATTGATAATTCAGCAGGCGAAAATTCCGATAAGAATATATTAGATGGTTACCGTTGGGCTACAAAATTCGCAAAGGCACCTATTGAAAATCCTAAAGCAAAGAAATGGATTAAACAGTACGCAGAAGAACATCTTGGTATTGATGAAGCATCTGATTTATCAATGGATCGTGGTTCTATTATTGATCTGATTCTTAAAGATGTAAAAGATAAGTTAATGAAAGATGTTATGAGGAGTGATCTTAAAGATCTTAAAGATATTGCTGCCCTCGTAAAAAAGAAAGTAGAAATAGATTTTAAACATAAAGGTAGATTGAGGATAAGAACGTAATGAAAAGATTTAATCAGTACATTACAGAGGCAGATGCTAATCTACATATGACGCATTTAGAAGATGCTGTTATTGATGGTGGTGTAAAAGGTACAAGAAACGTAATTAATTACCTTCGTAATATACGCGATATGCTATCAGGTAATACAAAGGCTCCAGTTAACATTACAACAAAATGGGATGGTGCACCTGCGATATTTGCTGGAACAGATCCTGCAGATGGAAAGTTCTTTGTTGCCAAGAAAGGAGTATTTAATAAAACTCCAAAACTATATAAAACTAATGCAGAAATAGATAATGATCTAAGTGGTGAACTCAATAGCAAATTTAAAGTTGCTCTTGTAGAATTTGCCAAGCTTGGAATTGAAGGAGTGGTACAGGGTGATTTCTTATATACGAACGACGATCTTAAAACAGAAAATATTGATGGAGAACCGCATGTTACTTTCCATCCTAATACCATTGTTTACGCGGTACCTAAATCA